ATCAAGTAGTTTCATCAGCAAAACCTCGTCAGTATCTTCTTGCTGGTTCCCAGCCCATTATTGATCCGCTCAACATCCAATTCCTGTTGATATATCCGCTTCCATCGATGGTATTCTTCCCGAATCTGCCCCGCCGACAACTTGCTGATCGACCTTCCGGCGATTGAATAGCTAAGTTGTTCCAGGGTCGAATTGCTGATCTGGTTGGTAAACAGCGATTCATACGCATCGACCATCTTCTTGGCAACGGTGCGGTCGTCATATCCCGAACTCTGTTCCGCAAAGTCGGTGAGGATTTCGCAAATCCCCTTGTCCACGATATAAACGCTCGTCCCATCCCTCGCCTCGACCGTCCAGTGGTAAATCCCCACCGTGTAGGCGGCAGTCGTAGCGGCGGCCACACTGATCGAATGATTCTCCGTTGAACCGTCTTGGGAACTGGTGATCTGGATGCGCGTCCCATCTTTCACGAATGTGTAGTACAGGGTCCATGTCGATGCTGGATAGTCTGCGAGGTCGGTTCGCTTCCACTTGACCGTGGACCCCGCATGAAAACTCAGCGGCTCGGACTCCGGGGGTGTATTCGGGTCTGGTACATCGAAAGCCATTATCTGAATCCTTTGACGAAATTGGTTTGCCCGAACTGCTTTCGGGGTGGTTGTTTCCTCTTTTGTTTTGGTGCGTCAATCCCCTGCGCCTTGTTCTCCAGGTTCTTGATGATCCCCTCAAAATTAGGGTTTAAAATCTTCAGGGCCGCAAAGTTATAACCGAATATATCCAGGGCTTCGTTGCGTTTCTTGTTCTTCTTCATCACCCACTCGCGGCGGGGGATACCCTTATGAAACCGGGTGACACAATGCTCCGCAGTCAACATATCGAAATATTCCGCACCGTAGGTCAGGGGGAAATGGCAATAACCCGCACCCTTGTCCTGTACCCCCAACCGTCCGAATACCGTGTCCTTGATCGTGTCCGTTCCAAGAACATAAAAGACCGCTCCCGTTTTCTTGTCCTGCGACCGCCTCGATACCATCGGCAACCCCCTGGTCGATGCCCCTTTGATGGGATACACCCGCCCCGGTTGGTGCTTCCGGCAATACTCGTAAACGTGCTGGGTGAACGCACCCGAATCCACGACCGTGCAAGCGGTTTTTAAACTCACCCCGTCCATCGTTTTAAATTCCCGCAATAAATGTTCGTCCAGACTGTTCCACAATTCCAAGCTCGCCGGGTTGCCGGGAATAACCACATAATCCAATCCCCAAGTTTCTTCCGATACCCCCCACCCCCTGAACTCTAATTCCAAACGGTCGGCTTGGACATCCACCGCCGCCGTGATAACTAAGACACCTTCCGGCAAATGGTCTGGATAATGCTCCCGCCTTGCCATCAATGCGTTTTCGTCTGCCGTGTCGCCTTCTTCTTCCCAACTCTCGCCCAAGCTCGTATTGATCCAGACCTTCAGGGTTTCGGGATACTTCTTCGCTTCTAAGAACTTGGAAACCATCTCAGGCCACCGCACCCACGGGCTGTAAAGTTCGTTGATATGAAACCCGGCAACCCCGTTGAACGGCTGTTCCGCTTCCCATCGGCCTTTCAATGTCATGCGGGGCTTGTCCTTTTCCTCGATCTTGCCCTCACAACTATCGCAGACCATGTGGGCCGTTTCCGGCTGGCCCTCGTCCCATCGGCAATTAGCCCATTTCAAAGTCTGGTAGTGACCGCACTTGGGACATGGAACGTGATAACGCCTCTGGTCAGACTCGATGAAAGCCGCTTCGATCCTTGACGACCCTTTGACCGTGGGTGTTCCGCAAGTGCCGACCTTGCGGTTCCAAAATGTAGTTGTCCTCTTTCTCGCCAGACTCACCGGGTCGCCCTCGGTCCCCGCGCTCGGCGGGTAGCGGTCAGGTTCGTCCAGTAACACGATGCGGATGGGTCGGCTTGCCAAAGATGCCGGACTGTTCGCCCCAATCACCGTCAACCGCCCACCCGGAAAACTCTTTGCCAGAATAGTGTTCTCGCTGTTCTTCGCCCTCGGTTCCTTAATCAGCCCCCTCAATGCCTTGCTGTCCCGAATCATCGGTGCGAATCTATCCTTCGACCAGGTCTGCGCCATCGACAGGCTCGGCTGAACCATCAGAATCGGGGCCGGGTCGTGGTGGACAAAAAACGCAATCACGTTGTTGACGAATGTTTCAGTCTTGCCGATTTGGGCCGATGCCATAAGCACAACCTCTTTGACCATCGGATCGCTGAACGCATCCATCCAGCCCTGCTGAAAATAGGCACGGGCCAACTGGAACTGACCCACCTCTGCGGACGACTCGGAACTCAGGAACCTATACTTACTTGCCCATTGACTCACCGTCAGGTCTGACGGCGGTTCCCATAGTTTGATCGTCTTTTCCCATAACCTCTGGGATATGTTCTTCTCCAACTGTATAAGGCTCATCCGTTAATTCCATGAGTGACTCACAAACTCCCGACTTGATCGCTCTTTCGATTTCTTTGACACCCTCGCAATTCGGTATCTGCGGGGCAAGCCTGGACGGGAGGGTCAGTAGTCGTGCCTTGCAAGCAGTGACCATCTTCCTCCAATCCTTTTCAATAAGCTCAACGGGGATCAACCGCCCCCTTTCCTCGTCAATTTTAATCTGTAATATCTCGCACTCCAGACGCACCTTCTCCTCACGCATCACGCTGATATGCCGACTGTCCTCTTTCCTGTTCTCTACTATCGCCGCTAGGACATCATCAACCACATACTTCTTCCCCTTTTTAGGTTCTAACCCAGCTTTCTCGATATGTCGGTAGATAGCCTGACGACTTGTCCCCGTCAACTCTCTTAATTCCGAAACAGTTGCCACCTCTGGAATATCACCGCGCATTTTGTACCAGCCTTAAAAGTTCGTGTCTGTCCTTCTTCTCTGGTTCGTTGAATGGTGCGTCAACTTTTTCCGTAACCCCTAGCTTTGTTGCTCTCGATAACTTCGCCAACTCTTGCACCGCCTTCAATGCCCCAGTAAAATCTCCCACCTTCAATAAATTGCGATATAAATCTTTAGTGGCTTCCATGCAGAACCCCAGGATGACGGTCTTATCTTCCGTTGCCTTTTCCTTCAGATATACCGGGATGCGTTTTAAAATATTCCTCGCTTGGAGGTCCGGATAAGTTTCTTCCAGCCATTCCTTGATGTCTGCGTCTGCGTTCCCCTCTATTGTGAGTTTGATGCTTTCAGATAATGCTTTATCACTCGCTTCAACTGGCATAATTGTCGAACTCCCCGCATAGTTCCTTGACCGTCATATCCTCTTGGGCTTTGATCTTTGTCTTTCCGAATAGTTCATCAACTATGTCCTGCAAGAATAGGAATATGGCTGGGTCGTTTGATAGATCAAAGTCCTCAAAACGTGGATTCTGGTTCAGGTTCATTGATGTCTTACAAGTAACAGTCCACCCATCCCCTGTGCCTATAGCAAAAAACTTGGCGTGGTTCCGGGTTATCCTCAGACTCTCTAGGCCAAAAATATCTCTTATGCGTTTGGCGACTTCTGGTTGTCGCCTCTGAAACGTAAAATCCAGCAGAAACCGCGCTGTCTTGACCTTTTCCCCATTTAAGAACTCCAGTACATTGTTCAGGTCCGCTTTCGATGCCGTCCAGGTGGATATTGTGAGATTTCCCGGCCCCGTCTTGTCCAATACGGCCTCTAGCAATTCGATGAGCGAGAATTGCCCCTTTGTGAACCCAAAGACACCCATTTCTTTGGAAAACTTACTAATTGCCTGGACTGCCGTTTCCTTCCGAAATAGTTTCAGAAATTCTCTTTTCTTTGAAACAGTCGGCAAATTGACCACTGTTTCTGCCCTCAAATCCTCTGTATTGACCGCAATGTCATCTATCGTGGGTATGGCGATCAAATCATTTTTTGGTGCTATCAACATAAATTGTCATCCCGTGCCGCCGTCAAAAGTCTAGCTGTTTTTCGCCGCCGCGTACC